CATGCGGGCGCTGAATGTATATCGACCGGAATACGAAAAGACGATTGAAATTTATGCGGATATGCTTGCGCAGTACAGGCTGGCATGGGAAGAATTTGTGGCCAGCGGATGCCAGGCAGAATGCAAAACCAAGGCGGGAGGCGTGCGAAAAACAGCCGCCCTCACTACCATGGAGGAACTGCGCCGGCAGATCGGCGCTTATGCGGATCGGCTTTGTCTAACGCCCAAAACAAAAACGGAGAAAGAGAAGACGGTGAGTAAACTTGAGGAGGCCATGGGAAAAATCTCAAAACTTCAAAACGGCATATAACTATGCAAAGGATGTGGCGGAGGGACGGACTATTGCCAATAAATACCGGATTAAGGGCTGCCAGAGATTTCTGAAGGATCTGGAGAATCCGGCATACGATTTCCGGCTGCATGATGCGGAGGTGGTGATCCTCCTGATTGAATCCACATTTGCTCACCAGCAGGGACAACGGCTGGACGGCTCTCCATTGAAAGGGGAGCCCTTTTTATTGGAGCCTTTCCATAAATTCATTATCTTCAACCTGCTGGGATTCTACCGGGTGGGAACCAATATCCGGCGCTTCAAGGAAGCGTTTATCTATATCCCGCGCAAAAATATCAAAACCAGCTTTGCCGCCGCTTTGGCCTGGGGCCTGTCCATACTGGAGATGAAAAGCGGGTCAAAATGTTATATCGTGGGGGCGGCGCAGAAGCAAGCGTTGGAGAGCTTCAACTTCATTTTGTATAACGTGCGGAAGATGGGGGAGGAAGGAAACTTCCGCATTCTGGACAACAACCAGGAGCATTCCATTTCCCGGGAGTTTTCTGATGGCTCCATCTTCATCCAGGCTTTGGCGGCCAACCCCGATAAACAGGATTCTCTGAACTGCAACATCGCCATTGCGGACGAGATGCACGCGTACAAGAACGCGAAGCAGTATGACATCATCAAGGAGGCCATGAAGGCATATACCAACAAACTCATGATCGGGATCACGACGGCGGGGGACGACATGACCTCCTTTTGCTATAATCGTCTGCAATACTGCAAAAAAGTACTGGACGGGACGGTGGAAAATGAGCAGTATTTCATTTTCCTATGCGAAGCAGATGCGGATGAAAATGGAGATGTGGATTTCACGAACCCCAAGGTGCATGCCATGGCCAATCCGGCCTATGGTGTGAGCATACGGCCGGACGATATCCTGAATGACGCGATGATTGCCCTGAACGATCCGCAGATGCGCAAGGACTTTCTCTCCAAGTCCTTAAATGTGTATACTTCGTCCACAAGGGCGTATTTCAACATTGAGGAGTTCCGCAGATCAGACGAGCAGTATGGGTGGACACTGGACGAGCTGGCCTGCCTGCCCATCGAATGGTACGGCGGGGCCGACCTGTCCCGGCTGCACGATTTGACGGCGGCAGCCCTTTACGGGACGTATAAAGGAGTGGATATCATTGTGAGCCACGCCTGGTTTCCCGTGGTGGCGGCCCGGGTAAAGGCCGAGGAGGACAATATCCCTCTGTTTGGCTGGAAGGACGACGGATGGCTGGATATGTGCAATGACGCCACGGTAAACCACGCCGATGTAGTGAAATGGTTTGTGGATATGCGAAAAAAGGGATTCCGGATCAAGCAGGTGGGGCATGACCGAAAGTTCTGCCGGGAATACTTTATCGGCATGAAGCGGGCCGGATTCCGGACGATTGACCAGCCCCAGTATTTCTATAAAAAATCCCAGGGGTTCCGGCACATCGAGGAGAGGGCAAAAAACAAAAAGCTCTACTACCTCCATTCGGAAGCCTTTGAATACTGCGTGCAGAACGTGCATGCCATAGAGAAAACCGACGACATGATTCAATATGAAAAAGTACTGCCCACCCAGCGGATTGATATTTTTGACGCCGCTGTTTTTGCGTGTGTGCGGTATTTGGAAAATATGGAGCAGAGATCACAGCTCCAGCAATGGCTGAAGGAGAAATGAACATGGGAATTGTAAAGAAAATGACCGGGAAGTTCCGGACAAGGGCAGAACCCAAACAGATACAGATCGGGCTTTGCGACTGGGAATCGCTGTCCTGCCTGGGATATACCCGGCTGGCAGACAATCCGGAAGTGCGGATTTGTGTGGACCTGATTTCTGACCTGGTGTCCAACATGACGATTTATCTCATGCGAAACACGGAGCGGGGCGATGAACGGGTAAAAAACGGGTTGTCCCGAAAACTGGATATCGAACCGTATACCCACATGACAAAAAAAGCGTGGCTGTATAATATCGTCCACACCATGCTGCTGGAAGGGGACGGAAACGCATTTGTGCAGCCGAAATTTCAGAAAAAAGACGGGGAGACATATATCGCCAACTTAAAGCCGATGCAGCCCTATATGACTTCGATTCTGCAAGGGGTGGACAGCTATAAGGTGAGCTATGAGGGTAGGATATACGATCCGGATGATTTGCTGCACTTTGTACTGAGCCCCGATCCGGACAGGCCCTATATGGGCCGGGGGTATCGGGTGACGCTTTCGGATGTGGTGAACAACTTGAGGCAGGCGGCAAAAACGAAATCCGAGTTTATGACGGACAAATGGAGGCCCTCGGTCATTATTTCCGTAAACGGAATGACCGAGGATTTTGAGAGCGATGCCGGGCGGGATAAGGTTCTAAAGAAATATATCTCGGAAACGGGAGGCGGCACAAAGCCCTGGGTGATTCCGGATGAACTGATTAAGGTGGATCAGGTGCGGCCGCTGAGCCTGGCGGATTTGGCGCTGAATGATGCGGTGCAGCTGGATAAAAAGACGGCGGCGGGAATCTTTGGGGTTCCTGCCTTTTTTGTGGGCGCAGGAGACTTTGACCGGGATGAATACAACAATTTTATCCAAACAAAGATTCTTTCCATTGCCACCATCATCCAGCAGGAGCTTACGGCAAAGCTCCTGATCGACCCGGCGTATTATTTCAAACTGAATCACATGAGCCTATACAGCTATTCTCTGGATACCCTGGCCAACATGGGTATGAACCTGTATACCCGGGGGATTGCGACGGGCAACGAGGTGCGCGATCTCATTGGCATGTCGCCGCTGGACGGCCTGGATGAGCTGGTGATTCTGGAAAACTACATCCCCCAAGGGATGATTGCCGATCAAAAAAAGCTGAAAGGAGGTGACGAGAGTGAGGGGAACTGAATGGCAGACGCGGACGATTCCCAGCACAATCCAGACGCGGGATGAGGAAACCCCAGTGATTGAAGGGCATTTTGCGGTGTTTGAAAGAGAAACGGAGCTGTTTCCGGGCGTATTTGAAACCATCGACCGGGGCGCTTTTGCCGAGACGCTGGGAGATGATATTCGGGCGCTCATCAACCATGACACGACTCTTGTTCTGGGGCGAAACCGTTCCGGCACACTGGAGCTGTCGGTGGATGAAACCGGGCTTTTTGGAAGGATACAGATCAATCCGGCGGACACGGACGCCATGAACTTGTATCACCGGGTACAGCGGGGAGATGTAACCCAATGCTCGTTTGGATTCGATATTTTAGACGAGGACAGCGAGTACCGAGAGGATGGAACCGCGCATTTTCGCGTGAAAAAGGTTCGGCTATATGAGGTATCGCCCTGCACCTTCCCGGCGTATGCAGATACCGGAGTTCAGGCGCGGATGGCGCAGGCGGAACAGATGAAGGAACGCGCCCTAGAGGCGTGGCGGAAAAAACAGAAAGAGAGGATGAAACAATGGCATTGAGACGGCTGCTACTGGAAAAGGAGCTGAGGGAAAAACGATCTTCGCTGGAGAAGCTTAGAAAAACCGACTTTAAAAAGCGGGAAGCCGACCTGGAGGCGGCGATCGAAGAGGCAAAGACCGAGGAGGAACGGGCCGCCGTGGAATCCGAGATTCAGGTTTTTGAAGAGGATAAGGAAAAATTCCAGGCGGATGAACAGGCGCTGGAAACAAAAATCCGGGAAATTGAATCCGAAATTTCCGGAATGGACGATGCGGAAAAAGAAACCGAAGAGAAAAGGGAGGAAGAAAAGAAAGAAATGAAAACGCGGGCACTGGATTCCGCTTCCATGGACAAGCGGGAAAGAATTATGAATGCTCCGGAAACCAAGGATTTTCTGGATAGGGTACGGACGGCCATGGCCGAAAAACGAGCCATTACGGGCGCGGGATTGACCATCCCCACGGTTATGCTGGATTTGATCCGGGAAAATATTTTCCGGTATTCCAAGCTCATCAGCCGAGTACGGCTGCGCTCCATCAACGGCGACGCCCGCCAGAACATCGCGGGAACCGTGCCCGAAGCGGTATGGACGGAGATGTGCGGAAAGCTGAATGAGCTGTCCTTTGGTTTTAATCAGGTCACCATCGACGGATGGAAGGTTGCGGGATATATTCCCATCTGCAATTCGATTTTGCAGGACAGCGCCTATGACTTGGCGGCGGAGATTATCGACGTGCTGGGGCAGGCCATTGGTTATGCTCTGGATAAAGCCATTCTGTATGGCAAGGGGTCTGCCTCTAAAATGCCGCTGGGCATCGTGACCCGGCTGGCGCAGACAGCAGAACCCGAAGGGTATCCGGACGACGCGCCAGCATGGGCGGACCTGCATACTTCCAATATCATCAAAATGGCCGAGGCGTCCGGCGCGACGTTCTATTCTCAGTTTGTGCTGAACGCATCCAAGACGACGAACCGCTATGCCCGGGGCGAAAAATTCTGGGCGATGAACTCCAACACTTATGCTATGCTGCTTTCCAAGGCGCTGGTCATCGACGCATCCGGCGCGATTGTGGCCAGCGTCAACGGCACCATGCCCGTGGTGGGAGGCGCCATCGACATTCTGGAATTTATGCCGGATGGGGATATCGTGGGCGGTTACGGCGACCTGTATCTTCTGGGAGAACGCCGGGGCATCCAGATTGACCAGTCCGAGCATGTGCAATTCCTGGAGGACAATACCGTATTCCGTGCAAAAGCGAGGTATGACGGCTTGCCGGTGATCCCCGAAGGATTTGTGGCGATCAATATTGCAAACCAGGACGTAACAACTACGATGAATTTTGCGGCGGATACCGCAAACCCTTGAGCGCGAACCTGTCGGGGCTGACGATAGGTTCGCTTTCGTTATCGCCGGTATTCGATCCGGATGTGATAACTTATGCAGCCACAACGACCAATGCCACCAACACCGTGACGGCGACGGCAGAAGATCCCAGGGCAGCCATTGAAATTAAAAATGGAGAAACCGTCGTTGCCAACGGAACTGCGGCGGCGTGGAGCACAGGGGCCAACACGCTGACCGTGAAGGTAACGAACGGTTCGGCCGCAAAAACCTATACGGTGACGGTGACGAAGGAGGAATAGCATGAATGTGGACGTCGTACTGCCACTGGTTAAGGCAAACCTAAACATCACGCAGGACGTCCGGGACGACTATCTGAAGGCCATCATCAGCGGGGTTGACCGCCAGCTGCAAGAGGAACAGGGGTTGGAGCTGAATGATTCCAACCCCTATCATTTGCAGTTTGTGGTGGACTTTTCCGCATGGCGCTATCGGAGCCGGGGAGAGACCGGAGCAATGCCCCAACACCTGCGATGGCGGCTGAACAACCTGATGATCCATGAGGAGAGAGGCAATGTATGACTATGAGCTTCTGCTGATCGGGGAAACCGGCCACGGATTTGACCAGTATGGGAACCCGACAAGCACCCCCACCGAAACCCGGGTTTTATGCGATGTAAAAAATGTGACCCGTTCTGAGTTTTATAGCGCGGCCCAGGCGGGAATGCAGCCGGAAATCGTCTTTGAGGTCCATGGCTTTGAGTATAACGGAGAGGCAGAGGTGGAGTTCCAAAAAAGGCGGTATTCCGTGATCCGCACCTACCGGACGAGCTATGAAACCATAGAACTGACATGCGAAAGGAAGGCAAAGGATGGATGATTTTACAGAGCAGTTAAATGATCTTCTGTATCTTTATGCCGAGAATGTAACGGATGAGGTAAAGGCGGCAGGAACGGAAGTTGCCAAAGAGGCCGTGCGCAAACTGAAGGCGGAAAGCCCCAAAAGGACGGGGAAATACTCGCGAGGCTGGAAGTATAAAAAGGTATTTGAGAACGCCTCTGAGCAGCGTATCAAGGTATATGACACGAAATATCAGCTCACACACCTTTTGGAAAAGGGCCACAAAAGCCGAAACGGCGGGATGGTAAAGGCCCGGGAACACATCGCGCCGGTGGAACAATGGGTGCAGGAGGAATTTGAAAAGCGCGTGAAAGAGGCGGTGCAAAATGACAGTTGAGAAATTAAAAAACATTCTCGGAGAAACCGGCTATCCCGTGGCCTATGACCACTTTTCCACGGAAAATCCGCCGGTTCCGCCCTATCTTGCCTTTCGCACGGCATACACAAACAATTTCTTCGCGGACAACATTGTGAGCAAGATCGTCGCCCATATCGAATTGGAGCTCTGCGCGGGGAAGAAAAAAGACCCGGAGGCAGAAAAAAGACTAACCGACATTTTAACGGCAAACAAAATTGCCTGGCAAAAAACCGATGAGGGGTTCGTCGAAAGCGACGGCCTCTTTTCTGTTTTCTATGAATTTAAGGAGGTAATGGATGAGTAACAAGGTATTTTTTGGCTTGAGCAATGTATATTTTGCTCTGGTTACTTTTGACAGCAACGGCACGCCCACCTTTGGGGTGCCTCATAAGCATCCCGGGGCGGTCAATCTGACCCTGGAGGTGGCGGGAAGCGTAACACCTTTCTATGCGGACAATATCGTCTACTATCAGGCGACGGCAAACCAGGGGTACACCGGAAGCATGGAATTTGCTCTCTACGACGAGTGGTTCCGGATGAACGTCCTGAAAGAGATCAAGGATGAGGCCGGCGTA